TGGCTGGGCGCCTAGTTCAGAATCCCATTCTGGGGCTGCTCCCTGCTGTGTTGCCTGATCCTGGCCTTGAGCGTGATAAGTACCTGGGGTCTGTTTTCCAATGCGGGCGTTTGTGCCTTGTGCAGTATCTTGAGTCTGTTGTGCGCCGGCAGGAGATACCGCAGGTGCCGTTTGAGATGCATCGGCAGTGGATGCCTGCGTTGCCTTTTCGCCGGGAACAGTTTCGGGAGCCGTGTCCAGCTTTGGCTGGATCGGCTTAAGCTGCTTCACGGTGTCATTCAGCAAGCCCTCGCGTGAATGGCCGTCTTTTTTCTTCTTTTGAAGGTACTTGTAGGTCTTCCACAAACCAACGCCTACGACGGCGGCGGTAACACCTAAGCCGAGACCGATTGCGAGTTTGGTTGCAATCGGAACGCCAAGTACATTAATCATGTCAGAGCCTCCCTCAGCAGCCGCGGCGGCAGCTTCGCCTGCACCTCCCGCGTCAATGCCGACGCCGGCATCCAAGCCGGGAGTAGCATCGGGTTGCCACTCAGGATCGATTTCCCATGGGCTTCCCTGCCCTTCGTAATCGCCCGGGTCGGGGGATGGGAACTGTCCGTCGGCATAATCCATTGGATCGGCATCTGGGACGTCTGGGGCGTCTGCGGTACTCGGCGCGGGAGCATCAGAGGGGGTTTCATACGGCTGGCGCAGATATTCGGCTGAGTCAGATCTGTCTTTAGCAGCTTTCTTGATTTGGTCTATAACCCCTCTCTTCACATCGGGTCGCAAATTTGCAGGAGAGTTTTCGATTCGATGAATAGCATCCATTGGGGACAGCTTGCCGGCATCGACTAATCTCACAAGCCTTTGTAGGTTAACTTCATCTAGTTGAATTGCCCCTTCTTCAAGAAATGCGGCATCAGCCTCCTCTTCTTCTTTAAAATACTTATAGGTGCGACTAACATCGCCGACTGCATCTTTCGCATATGCGACGATATCATTGGCTGCTGCTGCTGCCGTCATTCGTTCGGCTTTAGATTTAGCGGTTGCTGCTTTCTGTGCGAGGAGGCTATAAGTGGTTTGTATCAGAGCTAGCCCGAGACTAAATCTATCAACCTGGTTGCCTTCTGCATCCTCTGATTTGCCTTTAGTGTTTGGAAACCCAGGAGCAACATCTTCTAAATCATTCAAAAACTGTTGAGTTTGCCGGTTCGTTGCTTTTTCAATTGCCCGCGTGAATGAGGCTTGTTGCTTGTTTGTACCACCGATGAGCCCTTTCGCCTTGTCCCAAAGGTTGCTCATCATGCCTTCTTCTATTTGGGAGACATCTGTTCCTTCTCCCATCATCTCTTCGGCTAAGTTTTGAAGAACCTCTCTCCGAAAGGCTGCTGTGGCCTCTTTGATATCTTGTTCTTCTATTTTCTTTTCTACCATTTCTTTTATTAGGTGGTAGGTTTGTTGTTGGTTCAAAACCTTTTTTCTCATGATGTAAAATCTCCCGTGATATCATTAAGTAGTCTGTTAATTTTGTCTGCTTTGCTAAAAATATTAGGTTTTTTTAGCTCTCTAGCTTCCTTCATCATAAAAGCGCCCGGAGTAGAGGGCTCTGACACAAAGTCAAAGCAGATTAATTGGAAATCATCCTCTACCATAGTTTGCCCATTGTCCTCGGTAACAGATCCCATTCCCCGAGAAGAGATACCAAGCTTAACACCATCGCCAACTAGTTCTCGAAGAATTTTGCCGGAGGGCGTATTGAGTACCTGCACTTTTCCCATGACAGAATTATCTTCCATCCAAATGGCGGTGACCATGTGCGAAGCGTTTTTAAGATTAATTACGGAATCGTCTGGATGATCTAATTCGCCGAGGGCGCGGCGCTCTTTGACCAGCTTCTGGTAAGTCTTCACTTCTCTCATTAAAATGTTGGGGGGATAGACGCGTCCGTTGCCATTAACAACACCGCCTTCTTGCAGTTTTCCGGTGAGGATCATACCTCCGTTAGAAACATATCTCTTTTCCTCTTCGGTCAAAAGATCTTGACAAACTCCCCCATCGCAGAGTTCGTAATATTCTCTTAAAAGAACTTTTCCCATAGCTAAGATCCCTTACAGCAGTGTCTCACCGGCTGCAGCATCCATTTTTGAGTCCAAATGTTTGTGTTCATATTTTATTCCCTCGTCTCCGAATATGCTATTAAATACGTATGAAGTTCCTGACGACAACCACCCTAAAAGAAAGAAATTTGCGACAGTTATATCAAAGTTAAGTAGTTCTGTAAACGGTGAAAGTAGCATTAAAAACCAGCCAACATGAAATCCCATGCACATTGAGCAGCGAAACAATTCTCCTACTCGGCCAGTAGAAGGTCTTATGCTGTCAAAAACCTTACCATATACCAAAATCTGAGTTAGCCCATAGGCAATCAAGACAAAATATAATAAATCCATTTTCTTTCCGTTGTTTAAATTGTGTACATGTAAGTCAGTGAATACGGATCGCGAATATAACGAGGGTTAATTGAGCCCTTATCAACCGCCTGTGGTACTTCGCCAAGCTCTGTAGAGTCTTCTTTGTCGGGGTGGAGAAGTTCATCATCGTGCATTGAGATGATGGCTTCTGTGTTTTCAAAGTAAGGTCTTTCTTCGTTTATAAAGCCTGCAATGTTTATCAAGGCTAGTTTGGGGGCACTCACTTCTGTTTCCTGGGGTGCTTCTAATGTCGCCTCTAGAGCGCCAAAGAATGAGCCGGCTTGAATGGACTCTGGTATAATGAGTCCTCGATTTTTTAGATGGGCAAACAGTCTATTTTGTGCACCATAGACCAGATCGTTCAACGTGTCCTTGGGGAAAATAACTACTTTATTTTTAGCGGCGGAAAGAACAATATCAATATCGCCATGATCAAAAATCATGACATCACCATTCACACTTTTGCGCGCATCAATTTCTAATCTAACTTTCTTTTCATTCGCTTTCGCGCCAACTCTAATTATGACTGCCATCGTCAAAAATCTCCTTGGTTAATTGTTGCGTCTTGAGAACTGTTTTAAGTACTCCTTCGTCGATGCCGGTACTTGCAAAACTATCAAGGTGAGTAATCACGTTCTTAGTTTTAGTTATCATTTCGGTATCATTTTTAATTTCATCTAAATCTAAAGCTTCGCTTAGTTGCCCTTTTAGGCGTCCGATCTCTTCATTGAGAAAGGTCTTCAATGACAAGGAGTTGTCGGCAAAAGAGGAAATGTAATAGCCTAATAGTTCTTTTTGTTCATCTAATAGGGTGTCTTCATATTTTTCATTAAACTTAGATACAAAAGCGCCATACACCACATTGTCAATTGCCGGAGAGACATCCTGCTCGCATGGTTGCGACATGTTATGGATGATTTGATTTTCTAAGATTACTCTATTCTTTGGTGAAACGTGGGTGGAAAATATCTGAGCAATGGTGGCTAGCGTTCTATAGTTGGGCACAAAGTTGTTAAAAAGTCCCGGGGTTAATTCTTTGTTAATATCGCGAATTAACTTACTTTGTTCTTCGAACAGTTGCTCTTCGTTGATTAATCTTTTCTCTAATTTTGCTTCTTTTAAAATCTTCTCTGAGTTTTCTTTATTAAGATCTTGATTCTCGTACAGAGAGCGAAAACATTCTAAATCCTTTTTTAAGAGGCTACCCTCTTTGAAGTGGCTCTTGATGATGGCAACAACTTTGTTCTTTGTGTCTTCATCATTTTTTAAAATGGCCGCTGTACCTTCTCTGATAATAGACTCGTATACAAAGGCGGTGTTGCGCTTTTTGTTATGCTTTATTTTCATCTTGTTTCTCCGTTAATGTTTCCTTATTTACTTCTAGATCTTTTAAAAGATTGCGAATAGAGTTATTGATTTGAAAAAGCTTGCCTTCTTCAGTTTGCTCCCTCAAAGAATAAATAGATGTGTTCTCTTCGTAAATACCATTTGCTAACCCAGTTGTGGTAGCAAGTGAATTAATTTCACTGCCCGGCATTATATTACGTAGTGTGGCGCTGCTCTTCTCGGCTGAATGTTTTGATGCATATGAGCGGGAGCGAGCGCCGGCATTTCTCTTGTCATTTTTAACGCGGGCGTACGCCTTTCCTTTAGCCCCGGGAGTCAATCGCGGGGCGTTGCGTGAGCCAGGAGGTACCGCCAACAACGAAGACTCTTCCCCTCCGCCGGGCTCGGCTCCGCCGGCTTCACCTGCCGGCATCTCTATTGGTGCACCTTCTTCGCCTCCCAGATCGCCGCCTAAGTCGCCCCCTAGATCGCCGCCTAAGTCGCCTCCAAGATCTCCTCCGAGGGCTCCGGCAGTCTCTGCGGTAGCTGCTTGCTCTGCCACCTGTTGTAGTGACGCGTCATGTTTCCGGTCGTAATACATTTCTCTTTGGTTGCGAATGAACTCTTCGTTCGACATACCAAAAATGTGATCGGACACCCATCGGCGAGAAAAGTAACCTTCTGTTGCTGAGGCTGCAATGTCAAATTTTTGCTTCCACTGTTCGATTTCTTGAAGTTCGGCAATCTTGGAAGGGTTATTTAAAGATAGGTCGAACGACAGCAAATCATCGCCTCTGAAGCCCAAAGTATAAAGGTGGATAATTCCAATTTTTTCCAGTTCTGAGATGATGACTCTCTGTAGTCTTTGGATCGTGCGTGCGAAGCGAATGTCTTTTTGTGCCAAGGTGGTTTTATCTTCGCCGGAGCCTTCACCGCCCATAGCGAGATAGGACTGGGGAATTTTTAGCGCAGAAAACAGCTTGTCCCGCAAATACTTAATATCATCAATTTGAGTGGTGTTTTGACCGCCGGCTAAATTGGTGATGTCTGTGGCTGAACCAGGCCGAACAGGAATAAAATAATCTTCCTCGATGGACATAGGGTTATAGCGCAAATCAACATGACCGGTTGCCGCGTCGATAACAGAGTTTCGCTTAAGTTGAGTTACAATTTTCTCCATATATTGTTCCACATCTTGAGGGGGAACAGCGCCGACGTCAATCTTAAATAATCTTCTTTCGGATGATCTGACAATCCGATAAGCCATCATTGCATCTTCCATCAATACCAATTGGCGCCAAATTCGACGGGCTGGTTCCAAGATGGAAGTACCGTAAGGCGCATACTTATCATTCCCCAAAATACGAAAATGGGCTACTTGCCAATTCTCAAAGGTCATGCCAGCAGAGTTCCACTGGTATTGGATATAGTTTGGGTTTGTTGCGTCTTCGCCCTCCAGTCTTTCTATCTCCGGAGAAGGAAGAGCAATAACTGATTGGACTCCGTACTTTTCATCAATGTCCAGATATAGGAAAAAGTCTCCATACTTACACATCGTGCGTGCCCAACCAAAAAGATTATAATCAATGTTTAAAATACTATCATATAAAATTTCCAGCACTGCTCGAATTTCTTCGTTAGGGCATTTGACATTAAGCATGGGACGAAGCTGGGAATAGGTCGTCATCTCATCTGCATAGATATCTAAGGATGATGCAATCTCTGGCATGTACTCCATCTGATCAAAATCGATGTAGCGCTCACCTCGGCGCTGATTGTGCATCGCATTAGTGGCAAGCTGGTCTAAGGGATTGTAAAGAGCCTTTTTGAACTGCTGGCCCGAAGCAGTTTTAAACCGAGAGGAAAACTTATCTAAGTGTTGTCTTCTGATCTTGCGCCCCGTCTGGGAGCGATAGTTAATAATAGGTCCAGAGAAAAGACGAGTTAGCGCTTTAAATAACGTCGACTGTCTATTTGCCGGGTTTCTACTTGAGTTCTGATTCTTTTGTGCCATTTATTTTATTGTCTCACTTTATAATCCACTTATATTGATTATATAATTTTTCTGCTTCACTCATTTTATCAAAGATATTGTCTTTTTTATACCCCTGTTGTCCTTTAATTTGAGTGTTTAGCGATGTTTTTGTTGTATAAATGGAATCTAGAAAAGCTTTTTGATAGTTTAAATCTCTCGCGCATGATTGGATGGCAGTATCTCTTACCCAACATCCGATTGCTAGCGCCATAATTAGGTCGTCGTGATAGCTTTTCATAGCTTGTGGTTTTCCATTTTTCCATACAAAAGTCTTAAACTCATTCACAATTCGTGATGAATATATTGTAATTAGTTTATTTCTTATGAATTCTTCTAATTTTGCAATGATGAGAGGTCTTGTCTTTGAGGTGGTAGAAAATCCAGCAATAGCAGAATTGCGATATTCCGCCTGATGTTGCTCAATATATTCATGAGTAGACTTAATTGAATAATATAGATTCGGATACGCGTACTCCACAAGTTTATCTAACACCGTAAAGCCGATGCTATTGTTTTCTACTACGATCATTGCATTTCCAAACTCGCGGCCAATTTGATTAATCATTCCCGCATATAAATCGGGAGTAGGTCGACCTTGGTATTCTCCAATTATTTCAAGCGTTTCTAGCTTCAATAAGTGGAAAGTTGAATAGTCGGCGCCGTCCCCCCGTGCGACATCAACCGACATCAAATAATTGCACGTGGGATCAAACTCTTCCCAGATCCAAAAATTACGATCAAAGCCTGTACGATACTTCGGCTCTTTAACGACGCTTAGCATCCAGTCCATACATTCGGGATCCAAAACGGTTTCTCCGGACGTGTTGAAGTTGCAGGCCAACTCTTGCGCAATTTGGCGCTTCGACATGTTCTTGGTTTCTTTCTTGTACCATTCCTCATCTCTATCGGGATGAACGTCCCACTTAAGCGTGGTTAAGTGAAAATTGTTGGCTTCAGATTCCGCATCGATACAGGTTTTGTGAAACCAGTTTCCCACACCATTAGGAGTGGACAGTGCAATACAACGACCACCGGTTGACAGGGTGGGATATAGACCGGTCCATAACTCTTCTAACCCTTCAATATGTGCAGCCTCATCAAGCACCAAGAGCGACAGTGCCTCAGAACGACCAGCATCACCGGAAGTAGAAGCAGCCTTGATTGAGGAACCATTAGAAAGTTCAAAGGATGTCCTGTTGTCGACATCAATTGTCGCAATCTTAAGCCAATCTGGTAGGTTGCGCATGATACTCTTGACTTTCTTGACGAGGTTTCCCGCGGTGGCAAACTTAGTTGCCATCACTAGAATGGCTTTATCACGATGAAACAGCATCATCCAGACAATATAGCCGGCTGTAATCGTTGAGATTCCTAGTTGGCGCGCCTTAAGGATGACGTTAAACCGATAATCGTTAAAGTCTTCGAGAAGCTCATCTTGAAAATCATATGTATCAAAAAGAATTAGCCCGTGCATCGGGTGTGATATACGGGCATACGTGTTTAGAAAGTAAGAAGGATCCTTACCGCATTTTAATATCTCTTTGACTCTCTGTTTTTTGTCTAATTGAAAACTCATTCGTCATTTTCTTCAGATTCTTTAATGCTGGTAGCGGGCGTGGGGGGTTTATAATAACGTCCCAGGCTTTTTTGCATCTGGGCTATGGACAGTGGCGATTGTCCAGTTACGGCGGCTGATAGGTAGTCGATACTCACATCCAAACTATCGATCGACGAAAGAAGCTTCTTTAAAAGTTCCGCGATCTGAGGACTTTCTATTTCTTCCTTGATGATTTCCTTAAGTCGGGATTCGGTAATCTTCATCTTATTATTCCCGATAGTCTTCTGGATACTCTGTAACATCCATCAAGGTCTGGAGATCGGATATGATTTGTTCTCCCATGCTTTGCGCGATCTCGTCGGGCAATTCCTGGAACGCTTCTTCCAATTCGTGATAAGCATT